GGTGTTGTTCAGGGTGGTCATTGTCAGTCTCCAAGGTTTGTCGCGGGTCGGTGTGTCCCGCTGGTGTAGCTATAGATAACCGCCCCGATTGCGTTCGTCAACCACTTATTTCATCGTCGGATCATTTCTTTATCTGGCATGGTGCGCCCGGACTACCTGCACCTTCATGTCATAGGAATAGGGTGGGATTAACGGCATGGTTTTTCCTTTATGAAAAAAGGGGGCAGGCCGTTAAGCCCACCCCCTTCATTGCCCTTGGGAGGAACAAGTCCGCCCTCCCCACAGGACGGACCCGATCAGGTGTTGATGCCGCCGATGTTGTTGTAGACGACAGCGGCTTCCGGCTCCTCGACCACCACGGCGACACGGGCGGACAGCACCATCTTGTATACGCGGGCGCTGATGTCCTTGTCGTATTCCAGAGTGATCTGGCGCTGAATGCCCATGACGAGGTTCAGCGGGTTGGTCAGGATGCCGTGGTCGTTAGGCATCAGGTGGACCGGCTGGACAGGGACGCCGAAACCGAACACGGGGTTGAAGCCCGTGATGGTGTTGTCGCCCAGCCCGGTGGAACGTGCCGCCAGCGTATCGCGGTATTCGATTTCGTTGTCCACGGACAGGAAGTTCCGCATGGACGCACGGTCACGGTGATACTGCGGGGGCAGCGATTGCAGGCCCGACTTGAACATGGACCGCGCCACGGTGCCGCCAAGGACGTTCACCACGTTGCCGTTCGATGTCAGGTCGCTGATATAGCCATCTTCAAGTGCCAGATAGTCGTCGGTGGAGGCGCTGTCACCTTGGATCGACAGTTCCTCAAGGTCGCGGGATGCGGCCTCGACCATCAGGGTCTGGATGGTATCAACGAACCCGCCGGATGCCGGAGCGCCCGCGCCGCCGGAGCCATCGGAGTTCAGGCCGATGTTGCCGCGCTCGATGTTGTCCTCAATCACGTCATAGGGCAGGCGGACTTCGGCCACGACCTCGTCGGTGTTCAGTTGGACTTGGCTGGTGGTCGGCTTGGAGCGGTCGGTCGAACCGAGCGCCGTTGCCGATGTCCCGGCCCGGAGGATACGGGTGCCAAACTGTATTTTGTTGATGTTCCGCTGGGGAGCATTCATTTCCACCATGCGGATCACGGCCATCATCGTCGGTTGCAAGATCAGCTTGCGGATGAAGGCGTTCCCCTGCTCGGCGGTCAGGAGGCCCCCGTTGGAGGTCAGATCGCTCAGTGCGATGTCTGCCTTGCGGAGAAGTTCACGGTTATTCATGGGATTGGCCCTTTCCTTGTGTTGCGGCCTGTAGGGTTGGGCCTCAGCCCCGTTTCGTGTAGGCGGTGTCCATGAGCGGCGGAGCGCCACCCCCGGTCGCCGGTGCTTCACCTTTGCTGATCTGAACCACGTTGTCGTCGTCAGCATCGGGAGTGGTCGCCACCTGACCACCGACAGCCTTGGTCAGTCTCCCGACCGTGGCATCCTGCGCATCCAGCCGGTCAGCCAGAGGCTTCATGGCGGTTGCAATCTGAGTTCCGAGGCTCTTGGTCACGGCGTCGATCACAGCGGATGCGATTTCCTCGGTCGAAGCGCCTTTCGTCTCAGGCGTCCCGGCGGGGAGTTCTTCCAGATTGTCGGGCTTGGCCGGGGCCGCGTCAGCCGCCGGAGCGGGGTCAGCAGCCGGGGCGGCGTCCTTGGGTGCCTCAGCCGCCGGAGAAGGTGCGTCAGTGGCCTTCGGTGCTTCCGGGGTGGCAGGGGCAGGCGCGGCGTCCTTGGCCTTGTCCTCGTCGCTGTCCTTCATGTCCGCCGAAGGGTTGGGGGCCTCGCCGCCGAACACGGCGTCATGGACCTCAGCAGAGAAACCCTCGGGGGTGAAGTGCAGCGCCGTGGTGCCTTGGGGCGTCGCAGCCGCCAGCGCCTTCTCGAACTTGAACGCCTTCTCGGGCAGCGCGCCGATCAGGTCGCCCATGTATTTCTTGAAGCCGTCCACCGCAGAGTCCACAGCCTTGCCGAAGGCTTCCGGGGAGTTGGTTTCCTCAGCCATGGCGATGTTGAAGATCGTGGTGTGCAGCACGTCCATGCCGACCATCATGCCGGGCACGAAACCCTCGGCCTTGAGCGTGTCGTCAAAGTCCGTGGAGGTAGCGTCATAGAGCGACAGTTCCTTTTGCAAGTTGGCGACGGTGTAGGCAACGCCCGCGCGCTTGCCAAGGTGGACCACCTGCTCGTCGGCGGATGCCTTGGTGTCGCTGTTGCGGACAACGAACAGACCCGCGTGTTCGGTCACGTCCGCCTTGGTGCCTTCGAGCAGCATCTTGGCCACCGCCTCGGCCTTGGGCCGGGTGTCAGCAATCACGGAAGTGACAGCCGGTGCACGCGAGCCAAACATTTTCAAAAGAGTGTGGTTCATGGGAAATTCGCCTTTCTTGGTTTCGGTCCCGTCACGCTTTACGAACTTGAAGGGGGTGCGGTTTGCAGGGCGGTCCACGAGCGAGACGTGAGAAACGTCCACGTCCACCAGACGGCGGACCTTCTTTTTCTTATCTTTCTCGTGATGGGCCATTGGAGCCTTCCGTCATTCGATGCGTTTGATGTAGCGCAAGTGACAGAGGCTTCCTTCCTCGTCGGGATGCGCAGATGATAGTGAACGTGCGTTCACGGGTCAAGGCGATTATTCCTCGACAACGTAGCCCATGCCCTCGAAGGAGAAGCCGGTGATTTCGCCGTCTTTGATTTGCCGCCAAACTTCATCGTTTTCTACCTTGACTACGCCCACCCACGCGCCCGGCGCATAGTCCGGGTCACCAGCCCGCGCGATGAAACTCTCGGCCATGTAGCAGCCGTAGTCCGTCTCGTTGTCGTGGTTCAGGTCTATGGAGGTTGTGCGCCGGTTCTTCATGAAGCCATGGGCCATCTTCTCGATTTCCACGGCGGTCATGCTGTGCCCGTGCGCGTCCTCTACATCGGGGAGGTAGACTTCCGCGTATACCAGCCGCTTGTCCATATCGAACTTGCGGAACATGGCCCGGTCCTCGGCGTCCTCTTGCTTGCGGATTTCATCCAGCACCCCGGCCAAGGCCGATTGCAGGGTTTCGAGTTGGGTTGCCAGATCAGCCATGGGTGCCTCCATCTTTGAGGCACGATACCTTCCCGCGAGTTCACTGACAAGAGCGCACAAAAAAGGGGGCATATTGCCCCCCGCTATTCCATGGTTTTCGTGAACCTACGTTCACACGCCCCGGCGCTTGCGCATGACCTCTGCATCCATTGCCCTGAACCGGGCGTCGGCTTCCAGATCAGCGGGCGTCTTTTCCGCCTGAGTGCGCTTGCACACAGAGCAGGTTTCCCCCTCCGGGCGCGGGGTCATTGCGCACAGAGCGCAGGTAAGAGAGCCGGTCATTCACACGCCCCAATCAGGATGCCCCGGCCACACATGGAACTTGGTATGTTCGGCCTCGTTCATAAACCCCCAGATGAAACATGAAGGGTCGTCCCATTCCTCTTGCCACAGATACCGGCATTTGCAGATCATACCCCTCACGGCCAGAACTTGGAACGTGACAGGTGATTGCCCCGGTGGCTCATATACACCACTGTCACCGACCGTAGGGGGCGTCATACCCTTGGCGGCAGCGGTGGTGAGGTCTTGAAGGTTCATGCGGTCCCGCTCCTGACGGGCCTTTGATATGCGCTCCATACCCTCAAGGGTTTTGACAGCGTTCTTCATTGCGACGTGTCCTTTCTTTGCGTGCCCAGACGCGGGCGTTCTCATAGGCGGCGGATACCTTCCACCGATGGCAGTCCCGGAATTCTGGCCGGTAGTCGAACAGGAGGTCGAAGCCCCCGGCGATGTTGAACAGGGCAGACAGCGCGTCTTTGTTCTCAGCGATGATCGGCGCGATGAAGTGTTCCGCCGTGGACCAGTGCGCCCCTTTCAAAGTGACCCGGAAGACCACGATGTAGAGGGACGCGGGGCGCTCCACAGGTGGCTTGGCGCGGCGCAGTTGCGCGTTGCGGGTCCGCGTGGGGGTCGATGCCCGGACGAACACGGTATGCCCCTCCCAGCCGTCTATGACCGTCCCTGTCACGGGCTTCTCTCAAGGGTCGCATACAGGGCGCGGCGTGCCGGTCGGGCCATGACTTGGTTTTGCAGAGCGTGGAGGTGCCACATAAACTCTACTTGATCATTCTGGTGTTCCACGGGCAGTGCCAGAAAAGCGTTCCACGCCTCCCCAAGAGCCTGCACAAGTTGTTTTTCAGCTTCGGTCATGTTCTTAGTCCTTCGATGCGTTGCACGGGCAGGTAGCCCCTCCCCTGATCGCGCACGTGGCCCCCAGAGTGCAGGAGCGGCTTGTCTATGCGGTTCATTCGGATTGCGCGGGCAATGGGGGCCAGCCATCGGATGTTGGCCTTCTCGACCTGCTCACGGCGTTCTGGGGAGAACCCCTGCACGCGGGCGACCACGCGCTCGTAGCCGGGCGAGCCATCGGGCAGGTCTTGGATCGCCCCGTATATGATACAGAGCGATGCCAGCGACGATATGGGAAAGAGCGACATTACAGCGCCTCCGCGCCCTTGGTGCACAGGCCCTTGGCATAGGCGCGCAAGCCCGCGTTCTGTTCCAGTTCAATCACCACGCCCGTGGCAGTCCATGCTAGGCGCTTTTGCAGAACCTCCACGACCGTGGGCAGGGCAACGGTTTCGGGAAAAGTCAGGCCCATGTCGAAGGCCAGATCAGCGAGGCGGTCAGCGAGGGGGGAACGTGCAGTCATAGGAAGTCCTCCAAGGTTGCGCGGTATTGCGCTGGTGTATCCCCTAGATAAACGCCCTTTATCCGTTTGTCAACGGCCTTGTGACAGATAAAGTGAACGCAAGTTCACCGGCTTGGTCTTGGGGCCGGGATAAGATATGGTAAGGCACGCAACAGAAGGAGGCCAGTATGGCACGGCGTATTCGTGAAGTGAGTGTACAAGAGCAGGCGAACCCCGAACCCATCGTGGCGCGGACCGTTCGCCAGTCGGCAGGTGGACCCATCGTCCACGTGCAAGACGAGAAGTCCAAGGACAAGTGATCAGTCGGGGCGGAGGACTTCTGACACGTCTCTCCGCCCCCTCGCCATCCGCCGCTCGAACACCATCCGGCGGCGCTCTACCTCCCCCTCAATCAGACCCCTGATCAGGCGTGCGCTGTACCGTGGCGAGTAGCCCCCGGCGCGACACTTCTGATATATCGGAAACATTTCGGACACGGATATGCCAAGGGGTTCCTCTTGGATCATCCGGCGCACTTCTATGGGAAGGCGGTCATACAGGGACATCTGCGACCGCATGAACTGGTGCGTCTTTTCGCTCACCATCAGATCATGTCCTTCTTCACCGCCAGCCACTCGGGCACCAGCACCTTCACCATCCCGTAGCCAAGATCGGTGGTCTGGATTTCCGCCTTGGGGAGCCAGAACTCCCCGCCGGTCTGATACTTGGCTTCATCCACTTCCAGAAGGATAGCCGCATCCGTCTCCCGAATGATCCAGCCTTCGATGTCCACAAATCCACGAGGGGCCATGCTGTCGTCTCCTGTAAACAAGAACGCCCGCTCGCCCCTTGGAGGAAGCAAGCGGGCGCGACCGTCCATCTTGCGATGAAGGTCAGCCGCCGGGCACCACCCCAGCGACCTCTACCTCGTCACCCTTTCACGGGCTGTTTCGTTTGTCCATCGGCGGCGATGGTAACCTCCGCGTCGGGGGTGTATTGCGGTTCGGATGCAGCGGCCCCGGACGCCGCCTTAGCGGGCTTCTCAGAGGCTTGACCCTTCATGGCCTGTGCAGTGGCCTGTTGGACGATGAAGGCACTGAGCAGGCTTCTTTTGAGGGTGGACGTGGAAGGTATCCACCCACTGCCCGCCCACTTCTCAAGGTTGATGTCGTAGCCGGTCAGGTAACTGTGCGTGATCACCGCCTTGTAGGTCTTGCCGGAGTACACGTATTGGAACGTGAACTGCGATACCGTCGCCTGTGCGGTGCCCATCGTCGGAGCCTCGGGCGCGGGGCTGGCACTGATCGGGGCACCAGACACCGGACCCCCCAGCGTCAGTTCCTCGGGGTT